TGCTGTCGACAAGGAACTTCATGTCATGGCAATGTTAATCAAATTGTTAAATGAAATAAAATAGAAGTTATGAGCAAGACAGTCAATATGCAGGATGATAATGTAGGCCGGTCCATGGGACTGAAGATAGAGGATATGACTGACATCGTTTGTGAAAACTGCGGATGTCGATATTTCAATCAGGTACATGCTTTCAAACGAGTATCAGCATTGTTATCACCTACTGGTAAAGAACAGATCATGCCTGTGCCATCATTCCGATGTTCAGATTGTGGTCATATCAATGAAGAATTCATAATCAAGTAAATGGCGAAAGCAGCTACTATATTTGATCACCTGGCTGGTATCACATATAAGAAAACACCTTGGGAGTCATTATCAGAGGCAGATCGTAAATCATTTTCACCATATCTGATAAATCGGTGGTTGAGTATGAACGAAGATCTGATAGAATATGTAGATGCATTTCAACAATACACAATAGGTCCTTTATCAGTACGAGAAGTATATAAATTGTATTGGGATCTGTTACCAAAACAACGATTCAGATTTAAGTATATAAAAGGTAAGAAAGTGGCAAAGTATAATAATGATTTAGTAAAACTATTGGCAGAACATTTTGAATTGTCTAAAGCAGAGGCTACACAGTATGTGGAAATATTGTGTGAACAGGCACCGGAAGTATTATATGACATAGTTCATAAATACGGCAAAACAGATAAAGAAATCAAGTCAATGATTAGGAATCGTTAGAATATTTCCTTATATTAAGGTTATATGCATAAGTTACTGAAGTACAATTACAAAGAGCCAGAGTCTGGCGTTGCAAAGATATCATATTCACAATATGCTATGTATAGCAAATGTCCCAAGCAATGGGAGTTAGCATATGTGAAAAAACTTAGAACATTTCAGCAGTCTATACATACCATATTTGGTACAGCCATGCATGAAGTGTTACAGGAATATCTTGACACAATGTTTAATAAAACTGTGAAGGCAGCTAATCAAATGGATCTGCCTGGTATGCTCAAAGATAAGATGTACAATCTTTATAAAGAAGCTGTTGAAGAAATGGGTGAACATTTCTCTAACAAGTTTGAGCTGCAAGAGTTCTATGAAGACGGTGTTGCTATCATAGATTGGTTCAAAAGAAAGCGAGGAGGATATTTCAGTACTAAGTCAGATGAATTGTTAGGTATAGAGGTTCCGATATATCATCCGGTAAACGAGTCTTCTCCAGTGCAGATGCTAGGATTCATAGATCTTGTCATTCGTCATAAAAATAGCAATTCCATAACAATCATTGATTTCAAGACATCAACTCATGGATGGAACAAATATCAGAAAGCAGATAAATTGAAAGCATCTCAATTGGTATTGTATAAGAAATACTTTGCTGAGCAATATGGATTTGATGTTGAAAAAATTGATATCTGTTACATGATATTGAAGCGTAAACTTATTGAAGGAGCAATGTTTCCACAGAAACGGATCACAGAATTTGTCCCATCGAGCGGTACAGTGACCAGGAATCGTTTGACCAGAGACGTGAATAACTTTGTGAATAACAGTTTCCAGCCAGATGGTAGTTACAATACAAACAAGAATTATCCAGCAGTTGGTGGTAAAGCATTGAAGAACTGCAAGTATTGTCAATTCAATACTGAAGAATTATGTCCTAAAGCAAATCGAATACGAGAATGAACGTTGCAATGATTGGTAGTAAGCATTATCAGAACAGTAGAAAGATAAAAGAAACTTTGACAGCATTGCGTAGCAAGTTTCTCGACGATCTACTTGTTATATCCGGAGGTAGTCGTCACGGGGCTGATGCTATGATTAAGAAGTATGCGATTGAATTTGGTATTGATTACAAAGAGTATAATCCAGCACATACGCCGCATAATTTGTATTCAGGAATGTCTGAAGGCTATTATGGTAAACCATATCATGTGTCTCAGTTTCATCATCGCAATGGTCTCATTGCAAAGTCCTGTGATGTGATGATGGTGTTTGTGCAGCAAGGAGAATCTGTTAACGGTTGTGCAACTGCAATCAAAGCAGCAAAGAAATTAGATAAACCAGTTACAATTATATCATGAAGCAGTATTTAACATATCATCTGAAATGGCAGCTTGGTATTATAGTATCATTACCATGCATGTATTTATTTCAAGATGTATTTCATTGGCCTTACTGGGCAACCATAGTTGGATTTCAATTTGTAGGAGCATTAGTTTTCTGGCCTATTGACAAATTTATTTTCAATATGAAACGATCAAAAGCATTGAAATAGATAATTATAATAAAGGTTATATTATATGAGCGAAATCAAGTTACCAAAGCTTCGTAAGATAGATACATCGAAGCCAAAAAGAAAAAAACCAAAAATCTTATTGCTATCAGATGACCTTAGAATGCCCTCTGGTATTGGTGTCATGTCACGTGAATTTGTGATGGGCACTATCGATAAGTATGATTGGGTACAATTAGGCGCAGCAGTAAAACATCCAGATCATGGTAAGATCATGGACGCATCAGAAGATGCCGCAAAACATACGGGTGTTTCAGACGCATCTTTGAAAATATACGCATTTTCAGGATATGGCAGTGAACAGGTTCTGAATGAAATCATGCAGATTGAAAAACCAGATGCTATCTTACATTTCACAGATCCAAGATATTGGACTTGGTTATATAACATCGAACATGAGGTACGTCAGAAAATTCCAATCATGTATTACAATATTTGGGATGATGTACCATATCCGCATTGGAATGAATCATATTATGAAAGTTGTGATCTGTTAATGAACATTTCAAGGCAGACACAGAACATTGTAAAAAATGTGATCAGAAAATTCCCTAAAGAAGATTGGGCAGTACAATGGGTACCGCATGGTGTTAATCAGCAACAGTTTTTTCCTATAACAGAAACTCATCCAGTATATCCTGAATTTGATCAGTTTCGTAGATCATTTGGTAATGGCAAACAATATGATTTCATTGTGTTTTGGAATAACAGAAATATACGGCGAAAACAACCAGGAGATGTTATTCTATCATATAAGACATTCTGTGATGGTTTGACTAAAGAGCAGGCATCACGAACATTGTTACTAATGCATACGCAGCCTGTAGATAATAATGGTACAGATTTATATGCAGTGAAAAATGCTATATGTCCAGAATATAATGTGATGTTTTCAGCGAGTCGCATTGATGTCAAACAATTGAACTTCTTGTACAACATTGCTGATGTTACAGTGAACATTGCCAGTAATGAAGGCTTTGGTATATCTTGGTGCGAATCGTTGCATACGGCTACGCCAATCATTAATAATGTGACTGGAGGTTTACAGGATGGTTGTAGATTTGAAAATGAAGAAGGTGAATGGATAGATTTTGATACTGAATTTTCAAGCAATCATACAGGTCGTTATGAACAACATGGCGTATGGGCACGACCAGTATTCCCATCAAATCGATCACTGCAAGGCTCACCGCAGACGCCATACATCTTTGATGACAGAGCAGATTTTCGAGATGTAGCAAGTGCAATACGATATTGGTATGATATGTCACCGGAATTGAGAGAAGAGGCGGGGCAGGCAGGTAGAGATTGGGTACTCGGTGATGAAGCAAAAATGTCAGCACAATCAATGTCAAATAAAATGGCAGAATGTATCGATCAGTGTTTAGAAAAATTTACGCCAAGGAAACGCTTTTCATTATACAAGGTGGGGCAGAAAGAACAAATTGTTAATACAGGAATAGTAGAAAAATGAAACCATATATAGTTATACAAGGACCGGTAGCCACCAGATCTGGCTACGGCGCTCATACAAGAGATTTAGTTACGCCATTGATCAAATCTGGTAAGTATGATATCGAGATCATATCATTACCATGGGGTGCGACTCCTATGACAGCTTTGGATAAGAATGACGCAGATCATCAGGAGATAATAAAACGCATTGTTGCAAACAACATTACAAGAAAGCCTGATCTGTTCATTCAGATTTCCATTCCAAGCGAATTCCAAGCACCTGCTAAATACAATATTGGTATAACAGCAGGTATTGAAACTGACGTGATGTCAGGAGAATTTGTGGAGGGCTGTAACAAAATGGATTTGGTGATCACCACATCAGAACATTCCAAGAAAGTGATGATTGACAGTGTATTTGAAAAGCGTGATCAAAATACAAATCAACCGATTGGTCAGATCAAAATGGAAAAGCCTATTGAAGTGTTGTTCGAAGGTTTTCGGACAGATGTATATAAGAAATTGGCGACAATTTCCGGAGATGTGAAATTGGAATTATCAGAAATATCTGAGGACTTCTGTTATTTATTTGTCGGTCATTGGTTACAGGGAGGCATGGGTCATGACAGAAAAGACATTGGAATGATGATCAAAACATTTTGTGAGACATTCAAACGTAAACCGGCAAGTAAACGTCCAGCATTGATTCTGAAAACATCATCTTCTAAGTTTTCCATAATGGATAGAAATGAAATTATGCAGAAGATTCAGGCTATTACCGAACCATATGGTAAATCAGCTCCGAATATCTATTTACTGCATGGGGATTTGACAGATAAGGAAATGAATGATTTATATAATCATCCAAAAGTAAAAGCTATGGTTTCATTCACCCATGGTGAAGGTTTCGGCCGGCCTCTGTTAGAATTTTCAGCAATAGGTAAACCGGTGATAGCATCTAATTGGTCAGGACATGTAGATTTTCTGAAACATGCAGTGAAATTGCCAGGCGAGTTAATACCAATTGATGAGTCAGCAGTGAACAAATGGCTGATCAAAGAATCCAAATGGTTCCAAGTGAATTATGCATATGCGTCACAAATGTTAGCAGATGTGCATGATAATTACAAAAAATATCAGAAGCAGGCAATCAAGCAGAAAGAATTTGTTCATGCAAATTTCACATATGATATGATGTCTGAACAGTTCATTGAAATGATTGATAAATCATTGAAGTCTGTGCCAACGGAAATGAAGTTGAATTTACCTAAATTGAAAAAAGTGAAATCAACCGAAGCTCCTAAATTGAAATTACCTAAACTAAAAAAAGTTACTAATGAAGCCTAAAATTACTTATGATGCAATTTCTCCGATTACTGGAAATGAATGTGTACTAGAAGAAGCTGATGAACAGACAGGTGTAGT